TTCTCCGCAGTCAGCAGCAACTGGGTTTTCTGTTTATGATCGACAAGGCATAAAAAAAGAGCCTCCGAGGCGATGACCTCAGAAGCTCTTCAGCATAGTATTCGATTATTAGATGCGAAAAGTTATTCCTTTGACTGATCCGCCACTACAACTGCCTCATCCAGATTAAAGGCAATCCACCGGTCCTGAACGTACCCGCCAACCCGGTATCCGACGCTTTTATTCCAATTGCAGCGATCATAGATATACCTGATGAACCCGGCAGAGATAACTCGGTATCTGCTATTTACAGCGTCCCAGCTCACATCAAAGGTATCCTTGTCCTTCTCAGTACAGCCCTCGATCAGCATACGATTCGCATCCTTTTTCATCAGGAAATGAAAACACGAGCAGTTCCCAAGAACATCCATCACGCCCTTGGAAATGTTGATCATGTTCCAGTTATAGTTAAAAGCGACAGAAAGCCTCTTTTCTTCATTGGATAATGACATCGGGCTCCTTCACCTCCTTTTTCTGCCTCACATCAACCTGCTGCATTTGATTGAGGATATCAAGATTCAGGGCATTAATGTGCTCCTCCACTGACATGCCAAATGATCCCTGCCAGGCTTCAGGGAATTCAGGCTTGCGGCTTACCGGCTTGACAGGCTCATCCTCCGCTGGTCCATCAGCTGTCTTCTTCCTTCTCCCACCGTTAATAAAGATCTCCGGTTCAGTAAGGTCAAAGACAAATAATTCCTCGCCATCATGGACAATCTTGTACCCCTGGATCTTATAGCGCTTAGAGGTATCCCAGCCCATTGTCTTAAATACCTTTGTGGCAAAGGGCACGCATTTCATCTGACGTGTTTTTCTTCCGTCAGCCTTTTCAATGCACCAGCGGATTGCATCCTTGTCATTTTTCCCGCACTTCTTGATAGCAATCCTATGAAGTTCAGGGCTGATCAGAAGCTGAATATAAACAACTCCCTTAAATGTTTTTATGCAGGCTGTGTTAAAGCTCACGCTGTCACTTCGGATCACAATAGCAGGATCTCTCTGATGCGCAAAAAGCTCCTTGCGTACAACCTGATACTCGTCATAATCAAATTCATTCTCGAGCTCCATCGCCTTCTGAGCCGAGGCTGTTATCTCCTGATTCTGTAACTCCTCCATTTTGCGATTTTATCCTTTCTATTATTTTCTGAGCCTCTCTAAGAAGCTCCTCTGATTTTTTCTCGGATAATCCATAGCAACCTTTGTAAGTACGTGCAGGACGGAGCACGCCCCACTCGGCTGTATACATCTCGGGAACAAGGCAGTCTGCTTCTTCATCGACAGAGTCGCCGCCAAACTCCTCGTCATCTTCATCTGTGTAATGTGCTACTTTCTTTTCCTTGCCTTCAGATTCAACATCCTCATAGCTGATCGTGTCTGCAAGTTCGAAGATCAGTATCTGTTCACCCTGAAATTCACGATACCGGCCAGTGAATGTATACCGTTGCTCACTGTCCCACCCCATAATTGAAAACAATGCCTGACAGAATCCTTTGCAGCTTCTGGTCCTGGAGATGTACTTTCCATCTTTCAGATCACACCATGCAATGGCATTCGGATTTGATTCATCGGTTGGCCTGATAGCCATGCACCTGTCGACCGGGTTAAAAAGGAGCTCAACGTATTTCACTCCCTGCAGCTGTCGGATGCAGTTCAAGTTAAAAGACAGCAGGCCCTTTGAAATGGTCATGGACATAGCTTTATGGTCATAGAAATATTCTCCGTGCACCAGTTGAAATCCCGAGAGGAATGCTTTCTTCTCAGGAACTGCCTTCTGCTCATCCATTGCGCTCTTTGAGGCATTCACATAGTCTTCGCCTGTAAAGCCACGCCAGGTGCGGTTAACAGACACAAAACCGCGAAGTGGCCCGTCATCAACTACCGTCATCTTCGGAAGAGATTTACCGCTATCAACGTTCATAATCTGAACTGCCGCATCGTATACTTCTCTGCTGACGATCGGGTCATGATGATCCCGCTGTATGTACTGATTCCTGTCGTGATTATTTCTCTTGGATTTATGAGTCAGGAAGTCCGGAGTAAATGTCTTCCGGGCCAGCACATCACCGCAATATCGCTCATTCCGCATCATCTGCGTAAGACCGGCGGGTGTCCATCGAGTGTTGTAAACAGGATCCTGATCGGTATTCTTGTTTGTCTGTTTCCTGTATCCTGTCCGCCTATGAAGCTTCGTTAGCATGTCGCAGACTTCCTTCTTGGAAAATCCGCCGTCATATAAGTAATAGGCCAGCCGTACAGTATCGGCCTCATCCTCGTTGATAACCAGATTGCCGTCAGCATCCTTGTCATAGCCCAAGAGCTCCGGAGTCAGAAATATCCCCCGCGAGAAGCGCATCTCGATGGACTGATTCATAATGTCGCTCTTGTTCTGGGATTCTTCCTGCGCGGTCATCGCCATGACGGAAAGCATCATCTCACCCTGTGTACCGTCAAGGGTATAGATCCCCTCTGTTTCAAACAGGACACCCACAGGATTCGGCAGCCGCTTCAGCTCACGAACGATCTCAAGACAATCCACGATATTCCTTGCAAACCTGGACACGCTCTTCGTGAGAATCAGGTCGATCTTTCCGGCTTCACAGTCGCGAATCATCTTCTTGAACTCTTCCCGGTGCATAAGGGAAGTACCGGAAATTCCTTCGTCAGCATAGAGACCCACCATTGACCAGTTCGGAGCGGAATTGATCTTGTCCTCGTAATAATTCTTCTGCAGCTCATATGATGTGGTCTGATGAGGATCACCGGTAGAAACACGGCAGTAGGCACAGACCCTCTTGTAGGAAGCATCATCGTAAAGCTTCGCTACCGGCCTCGCAGGAATGAATTCCAGTATGTCCCTGTCAACGCCCTTATACCTTGCCCGGATTTTCTGTTTTATCGTATCCTTGCTTTCGGACGCCATCTCCTCTTCTAACATACGTCCACCTCTACTTTATCTCGTTCGTCAGATGCCAGTACCAGCCATCCTCTTTGTGTATTGCTGTAATGTCCAGATTCATCTTTGCCCTCTCAACAGTCCTGCTGCCGATTTCCTTTTCCTGCGCACGCCTGAATATCTCCAGACTGGGGAGATCACCGTCAGAAAGCCAGTCAACCAGATACTGAGCAGCCATTTCCACCTTGGGTATCCGGATTCGCTGATCAGAATCGTCATCAGTGAAATCACCGGCTGCGTATGGACCTATCCATCCAAGTTTTCCATTCTCATCAATTTCAAATGCATAATCCGCCCCTTCCGCAGCCAGGCTGTTCTTCGCCTGTGACAAGATGCGGACATTCGATTTCTCCTTCAGTCGACTGACGAACAAGACACTCCTCGCCGCTGCCGACAGATCAATGCTTCCCAGTCCCCGGTATAGAGTTCGGCTGTTTTCACTCTTGTTCAAATGGCCGATAAGAATAACCGCGCAGGAGCTGTTCTCAGCAAGCCCTGCCAGTTTTTTCATGGTAGCCCTGATACTCTTGAAGTTCTTCATGTCGTCCGACTTATGAAGGAATGCCTGGACCGGATCGAAAACCACGACTTTTGCTTTTATCTGCTGAACGGCATCCCAGAGAACTGAATCCGTCAGAGAAGTAACATCTGAATCAAGAAATGCGATCTTTGATAGATCCGCCCCAAAATTCAGCAGGCGCGGCACGATCGTATCAGCACTTCCATCTTCTGCGAACTGATAAATGGCACAAAACTCATCGGGATGTGTGACACCATCCGGTGTAACTCCCTCGTTCGACAGCATTGCTAATAGCGAGAGCACAAGAGATGTCTTCCCATCACCCGGATCACCTTCTATGAGCGTAATCTTTCCGTACGGGATATACGGATACCAGAGCCATTCTATTTTCCTTGGAGCTATTGAAGAAAAGAATCGTATAGAGCTCCCATTTTCCTTATATTTCATATATTCAATCTTCTTGCTTTATACATTGATTATATTAAATGTTTTAACACATAAATTTACTATATTCAATTATAAATTACATTTTCTTCGCTTATTATTGAATATGTTAAATGTCATCGGAAGGAGGCAGCTTATGGATTCGTCTATTGACCTCAAGGCTATCGGAAACCGAATTCAGGAGCGGCGCAAAGAACTGAATATCTCGCAGGAGCAGCTGGCGGAGCAGTGCGACCTTTCCATTTCATACATAAGCCTGGTTGAGAACGGACACGCCAACATCAGTCTGGTTTCCTTTGCCAAGATTGTACAGATACTGAACTTTTCATATGATGAATTGATTCTTGGAATTGATCCTCAGGATGAGATCACAGATGATCTGCGGAATATCATCGAAGACACCTCAGAAAAAGAGCGTGCCTTGTATCTCCACATCCTTCAGACTCTGAAAGAAGAGCTGCGTTCATTCGACTGAGAAGACCGACAAGAAATACAATAAAGACCGCCAAAGTCTGCACAACAAACATACCTTAACTCTGGCGGCCTTGCGGTCTTCGAACGGATATTCTGATTATCGGCAGAGGTCCGTTACGAATCTTGCGAACTCTGCACTCATTCCTGAAACAAATTTCTTACCATCCGGCAGTAACTCCAGATAGGCTTCCCGGACATCTGCAATTTCATTCTCCGGATCTTTCTTCTCCAGCAGAGATTTATGATCTTCCACTGCCTGATCCAGTAATGAAGCCAGCAGACTGCCTTCGATAATGGGCATCTCTTTCCCTTGCCTGACCAATCCCTCCTTTAACTCTTTGTGTTTTCCCAGGTACCCACCCAGGATGGTAGCCATCAATTTCTCCATGGCATTCGGAAACTCATAGTCCCAAACATTAACTTTCATTCAGCTCCTTTTGCAGGTCCCGGCCGGGGTTGGATTTCCTGCATGGAGACACGATAATGGCTTTTTATATACATAGCAAGCGCCAGCAGAATCTTTGGCAGAAGCAAACAAAAAAGGCCGAGCCAGAAATACCAGAAATTTGGTAAATCTGCTCGGCATCGAAAAGTGTAACTTCTATTATTCAGATTTATAAGCGACAGGGATCTTATCATCAGGGCTCAGGCTCACCTCAATGCGGTCCTGATACACCACCACTCTGCCGTTAAAAGAATCATCGACCGGCTGCCCTGTCTGCTCTTCGATCATCTGAATCAGCATATCTTCAAGAATGATCCTGTTCCTGCAGCCATTGCCGTTCTTGCCTTTGAAGCGTTCCTTACAGCACCATGCCTTCTTCACCCATTTGCCACGGCCGGTATTCTTCCGCATGAAGGGAGCTCCACACTCCCCGCAGAACACCTTGCCTCGAAGAAAATGACTTGATCCAGGTTTCCATGTCACACCTGCCTTTGCCATCTCAGTCCGCTGACTCAGAAGCTCCTGCGTCCGATTCCATGTATCCCTGTCAATGATCGGGGTGTGAACATCCTGCAGGTAGTAGTCCTGTGCTTCGATACTCGGATCTGGCCGATGTGTAAGATAATTCTTCGGAGGATTTTTCTGGAGATGCTTATCACCTACGTAAAGCTCATTGTGTAAAATGTACTCGACATCCTTCTTAGACAGCGGAGCGCCCCGGAGGCTGTGGCCGCCATGAGAATTGACTTCTTCTGCAATCTTTGAGTAGCTCATGCCTTCCAGAAATCTTTTGAACACCATGCGAATAATCCATGCGTCTTTGTTTGGCTTCGGCACGCCATTGTCGTCATCATATCCCAGCACCTGATTGTTCCCGATATGGTATTCGCCTTTCTTATAGCGCTGCTGAACAGCCCAGCGGATGTTCTGCGAAATCGACTCACTTTCGCTCTGTGCAATCAGCCCCATCAGGGAGAAGATCATGCCGGAGGTCGGGTCCATCGTGCTCAAGGATTCCTTCTCGAAATAGACCTCCACTCCGTAACTCTTCAGCTTTGCCACATAGCTCTGGCAGTCCACGATGTTCCGGGAGAATCGGCTGATGCTCTTTACCAGAATCAGGTCAATCTTTCCGCTGACCGCATCATTGATGCAGGCAAGGAACTGCGGCCTTTTCTCCGCGCTGGTACCGGTAATGCCCTGATCGGCATAGATCCCAGCAAAGTCCCATTCATCGTGGCACCGGATGTAGTTCTCGTAATATTCCTTCTGGGTCTCGTAGGATTCTTCCTGCGAACAGTCCATGGTGCTGACTCTGCAGTAGGCGGCTACCCGTTTTCTTCGCTGATGGCGCTCGCTTTTGACTACGTGTATCTTCATCCTGTATCCCTCCGGGCAATAAAAAAGGCAGGAGTTTTTATGCCCCTGCCTTCTGCAATAACTTCTTGATCAGCTCATCCTGCTCTTGCTGACGTTTCATGAGCTCCGCCAGCTGAGCTTTCAGATCTGTATTTTCTTCCTGAACCTGCTCTGGTGACTCCTTCTTCCTCAGCTTCTCCCGTCTGAGCTCCAGCTTCCTTGCCTTCAGCTCCCTCTTCTTCTCAACCGACCGCTTGCAGAGCACCTGTGGCGATTCTGCCATCTTGGAAGGATCTGTCTCGGCTGTTGTTGTCAGGCCGCATTTCCAGTGGACCGTCACGGTGTGATCATCTTTCCCGGAATGCGTCCCGAGCTCGATGGAGTCGATCAGATCGTCGACCCAGTAGAAGTCGACCTGTGAAAATGTCCTGTGTTTCTTCTTATAAAAAAGCATCGTCTGCACATCCGGATCATCGGTATCAGTCAGCTCTTCCACCGGAAGTTTCTCGTAGCATTCCAGGACAGCCGGATCAAGAAGGTCCGATCGGAGAAGGAAGTCCTCACCCTCACAGGTCCACCCACGCTGATTGCCGTAGATGCCCAGCTTGCTCTGATGAAGCTGCCTGCCGCAGAATGGACACTTCAGGAGATCCCCGTAAGGATAGTTCCCGCCGATCTCTGGATTCTTCTTGTTGTTCATGTGGCGGATCTTCTCGACCCTCTTGAACTGTTCCCTGCTCACGATTGCCGGATGATGGTCCTTGATGTAGTACCGAGGTACCTCGCTGCCATCGTTCTTGACGCTGATGTGGGAAAGGTGGTCTTCCGTCATGAACTTCTGCAGGATGATGTCGCCGCAGTACTTCTCGTTCTCCAGAATGGAATGGACCAGCGCCGCATCCCAGTGCGCTTTTCCCAGCGGAGTCGGAACCTTCGCTGCGTCCAGTTTCTCACCGATCTTCAGCGTGGAAAGGCCGTGCTCATAGTCATCGAAAATCTGCCGGATGACCGCTGCCTCGTCCTCAACAATGACGTAGGTTTCATCGCCTTCCTTGGTGTAACCGTAGATGGAAACCCAGCGGTCTGTTCCATCCTGAAATCTCTTCCGGACGCCCCACTTGATGTTCTCAGAAAGGGATCTGGATTCTTCCTGCGCGAAGGCTGCCAGAACTGTCAGGATCATCTCAGAATAGGCTCCGGCTGTGTCGATGTGCTCCTTTTCGAAGAGGATCGTTACCCCTAGCTCCTTGAGCTCCCGGACGTATTCGATGCAGTCCAAGGTGTTCCGGGCAAAGCGGCTGATGGATTTCGTGATGATCCTGTCGATCTTTCCTTCCCGGCAGTCCTCCATCATTCTCTGGAACTCTACCCGCTTCGCAGCGCTGGTGCCGGACAATCCTTCATCTGCATAGACACCAGCATATTCCCAGTTGGGATTCCCCAGAATTCTCTTCTCATAGACCTCAACCTGGGTGTTGAAGCTGATCTCCTGCTGGTCAGAGTCTGTGCTGACCCTGCAGTAGGCAGCCACACGGAGTTTCTTTTTAGGCTCCGGTCTCGCTGATCTTCTGGCCTGTGTTCTCTTCACTTCTCTCATGCAGCTCCCTCCTTCTCTGACATTCTTCCAGCAGTTTCTTCTCCTCATCCGAGAAGTTACGACGTTTGGCACTCAGCAATCCATGCTTGATTAGATTCTGTATGAAGTCAAAATCCTCATGGCTGACCAGTGCTTCGTGGTGCTCTTCGATGTAGTATTGATCCGCAAGGCCATCATTGTTCACCCTGACCGGTTTATTGTCCCTGATGATCACCGTGGTTTTATTATTCATGTAATCACCGGTGTAGTAGGGATTGGTCAGCAAGTAGTGCAGGTTGTACTGGCTCCAGCATCTGTCTCCGCCGACCTCTTTCTGCAGTCTCACGAGCTGCCTCCGGATCTCCTGATAAGGTGTTCCCTCACTCGCCAGCCGGAAAGCAAGCCTAACCTGGGCCGCTTCAGTCGGTACCGTTATCCAGGTATGCTCTTTTCCCTGATCCCGATAACCGTAAGAAACCGCACCGTAAGGCTGTCCCTTCTTCAAGCGTTCTTCCCTGCCCCAGTGCATGTTGGTGGCAAGGCTCCTGCTTTCCTCCTGCGCGATGGTGCCAAGGATGCCGAGCATCAGTTCCGAGGCTGCGCTTCTGGTATCAAGGCCCTCCTTCTCGAAGACAACCGACACCTTCAGGTCCTTCAATTCCCGGAGAGTCTTCAGAAGATCCGAAAGGTTCCTCGCAAAGCGGGACACGGATTTCGAATAGATCAGATCGATCTTCCCAGCCTTGCAGTCCTCAATCATCCTCTGGAACTCAGGTCTTCCATCGATGTGCAGCCCAGACTTGCCGTGATCTCCGTAAATGCCAACCAGCTCCATCCCCGGATCTGACTCGATCAGGTTCCTGTAATATTCACACTGGCTCTCGAAGGAAAGGTCCTGCAATTCCTGATCTGTGCTGACTCTGCAATAAGCCGCTGCTCTGATTTTTCCCATGTTCACCCCTCCTTTGGGTAGTAACATATTCGCTCTTACGCGGCTTATAGCAAGCAGATCTGGCTCCATAAAACGGAGAATCTGTGCCCTCCGTGGCGGGAGCAAATTGTTGATAATTAACGCTTGAGTTTACTGTTCTTAATCGAAGGAAATAAAAAATCCCGGTGAAGGAGCCAGGTATTCTGACTTCCCCATCGGGATCATTTCCAGTCTAACCATATCAGATTGTCAGGGTGAAAAACAGCGAAAAACCATGCAAAAGTATGAAAATCGCGCAAAACCATGCAGACTTTTTTACAGCAGCTGATTCACCCTTTTCTGGACAGCGCTGTAGTCATAACCTGCTGCCTGAAGACGCTTCTTGCGATCATCGCCGTTTCCCCACTTACCCTGCATGACCTCTCTTGCCAACTGATCGACAGTCTTCTTTGCCGGAGCTGCCTGACCTCTGATCAGTTCATTGACTCTCTTCTGGACCGTGTTATAGTCAAGGCCGAGTGCCTGAATGGCTCTCTTTCTGTCATCGCCGTTTCCGTACTTTCCAGCAAGAACACCTCTTGCCGCTTCCTCCACTGTCATGGCTGCCTGCTCCTGATAACGAAGGACGCAGTTCCACGGGAAGTTTCGGTAAGACCGGATCAGGAATTCCCTGCCAGTCTGATCTCCGGGTACACCGCCGATCGCTCCACCCTTCTCATTGATCGAGGCTTCTACCTCCAGACCGTTTCCGCAGTACATAGCTGTGTGGTGCGTGGTGTTGAGGAGCACGTCTCCTCTCTGAAGTCCGGCTCCGGTTCTGAGATTGACCCTGCCAGTTACATCCCTAAACCCGCAGGCAAGGAAGGCCGCCTTCATGTTTCCTGTGTAAGTAGCACCCTTGGTCTTGACCGGAACCCCTGCCGTCTGCCATGCCGTAATGACCGCAGAGCTGCAGTCGTAATCTCCTTTTTCACCCCAGCGGTATCTCTGGTCATATCCGTGTGCATTGTTTCTTGCTGTTTTTTCCATCCACTGGATGGCTACTTCTGTCTTGCTCATTTGTATTCCTCCTAAAAATGCGCACAAGAAAAGCCCTCAAGCATTTCTGCCTGAGAGCCCCTTCTACCTATTGCGCTTTTAACCCCTGTATAGGGGGTGTGTTTCAGTTTGTCTTCGTAGCCTGCTTGTAGATCTGATTGATACCGGTCGCCGCAAACCCGCTGACGATGCCGACCGCCAGAGCGTTGACGATATCCTTCGCCGGGAAGTCTGGCATCAGATACAACCCGGCAGCACCAAGCACTGCTCCAACCACTCCACAGATCACCGGAATCCAGGTATCCGGTACCTTTGTCGATGCCTTGCAGCCTGCTCCGATGAGATAGGCGATTACTGTAATTGCCGCCACAGATGCGATTCCAAAATCCATAAGTCATTCCTCCTTCTGTTCCTGATAAGGCAGTTTCTCCACCGTATGGTATAAAGTCTCTCCCGTGCCGTTCCCTCCGAGCGCCTTGTAGGGACGATAGAGATATTCCAGATTCTCCCGGTCCTCCAAGGAAGCCCAGCCACGGGCAATAAAAAAGCTGCACGCCTGATAGAGCCGGTCATGCAGCAGAGCGAGAATACCTTCCCGCAGAACGTCGTATTCAGTTTTCTTCTTTCGGAGCTTCTTCACACACCAGCCGAGAACGGCGATGATGACAGCGAAGAGCTCCTGTATCCAGTACTTCAAGATCCAGTCCATTGGTATCGCCCTCCTTACACTTAACTATTATAGAAGCTGTTCGTTGCCGTAACTACTCGGTACAAATGCGGACGGAATGTAAAATCAACCGCATTTCCCTGCGGAACTCTCCAATACCAGATAAGGTGCTTCTTAGTTGAAAGTGTAAATTCGATAAAATCATTTGTGCTATTTCTGCCACAGTTGGCAACATCGCCTTCTCCTTTATACAGAAACCACCATATACCATTGGGTGTTCCGGTATATGACGAATAAACTACATCACCCTTAACTTTCTCAAAGGTAATAAGATACTCTCCTGGATCTAGGTCTCCCTCCCACGCCGCAACTTGAACAAATTCCGTGCTTGTACCACTTATCGTCCATGTCCCATCACTGTTTTTAGAAAAAGTAACCCCGGATTTGGTACCGATAATAGTCTCATCTATTGCAATAACTTCCTCAGGAATGTAAAACTTTTGAGAAAGTGTTCGATTAATTGCGTTAATGTCGGCTTGGTTTGCATGCTCTACCCAGTCCCCCGCGAATGCTGATCTATGGATCTGGTATTCTCTAGTAAACAATCTTCCGTCAAGTGTGTGTGCAAAAACCGTCACATCATAACGGCCTACCCGAACAAGGGTGTAAGAAATATAGCCTTGTATCGGAGCATCTGTAAGTGTGTTGCTATTTACCACAGCAATCTTCGTCACTGTGTCCTTCGTCGTCAGCGTTTGCAGATAAGATAGCAGAGACTTATATCCAGTGCCGATCTCAACATATGTTTTATCCAACGTTCCACCGAGATTTTCGATGTTTACTTTCACGCCTGCAACCTCATCACTGACACTTATCATACTCCAATGACTACTGGTCCACGTCTCACCAGCCGTTGTAGCAACTGAGCATTTATAAAGTCTGTCTTCATAAATACAGTAGTCGCCGACCGCATAGGCCTTTGCCGGATCATAGGCGTCTGATATTACAGACTCATCAACCTGCATTTTCCCTGAGATCTTCTGAAGCTGCTCAACTATCTTCTGCCCGGTTTCATCTAGTATTACAGGTTTTTGTATGGCCATTTCTCATTCCTCCTTACTCTGGACACGAAATACAAAGTTTCCCATTCACAACAGATAGCCCAAGATCTGAGAGATTATCGGCAATCGCCTTCTCTGCCTTCTTGGCTCTATCAGTTTCACTTGCCACAGCATTCTTCGCCGCACTGGCCGCCGATGCCGCTGAAGTCTTTGCATCCTTTGCACTCTGGGCTGCATTGTCTGCATACTTCTTCGCGTCATCGATATGGTCTGCAGCTTTCACGATAGCCGGAAAGTCTGAATCAGATACAGCGGTATCGTCTCTCAAGGCTGCTGGCTCCACGAGGAAGATGAAGTTTGCCGTACCGA